AGTTGTTTCATTTAATACCCAAGATTCAAATGGTTTTGGCGGAATAAAAGCATCACGATCACTATCGTAAGCATAACCAATACCACCATAATTTTTACGAATACAAGGTTTATCGGTTGGAATTGGTGACATACCCACTGGCAATCCATTGCTGATTATAATAAAACCATCGTCTATTGGCATTTCATACACAATACCACCAACTGCGCCAAATGTAGTTTCTAGCCAAAAACCTTCAACAAGTTTAGAATCAATAAATTCTTGCTCTGCAATAATAACATTTGTAACTAACCCATTTTCTATTTTAGAAAAATACCCCATTATTAACTCCAAGTAAATTTAACCGAACCTACTGCTCCATCACCTCCAGCAAGAACTGCCCCAGTACCTTTGCTACCACCAGCACCAACAACATAAACATAAGAAGCCGCAATAGAGGAGGTTAGTGTTTTAGTAGAGTAACCGCCTCCACCACCTCCGCCACCACCTTCTGTTACAGGTGGTTCAGCAGAACTATCTACTCCAGTAGCCCCACTTCCACCAGCACCCGGTGAAGTTCCATTAGCTCCATTAAACGGATTACAAGAAGCTACACCACCAGACCCACCATTTGGTGAAGCACCTCCTGTACCACCTTTATAATAATAAGTAGGAGAAGTGCAAGAACCAACATTTCCACCTGCGGCTCCAGCGGTTCCTGTTGTATTTGTTGTTCCGCCCGCTGCTGTACCACCAGCACCTCCCGCTCCGGGATTTGACCCTTTTGTGCCCCCATTGGCTGTCATACTTAATACTGAAACTGAGCTTTGACCGCCATTTGTATTATTTGTAGATACTGGGTTAGTACCAAATATACTAGAACCACCCGACCCACCACCACCCCAAATTTCAATTTTTAAAGTAGCTGTTCCTGTTGGGACAGTAAATGTTCCGCTAGATGTATATGTAGCGTTTCCCGGAGTAAAATTACTTTTTCCATAAAAATTTGTTGGCATAATAATGGCGCCACTCGCAACCCCTGCTAGTGTTCTAACAGCAGCTTGATTTAAACTAATTTGAGTTGTAGTACCCAAGCCAAGCTCTACGGCAATAGACTGCCCTGTAGTGGCTCCAGCTAAGCTAATTGGACCTGTTGTGTTTAAAGTCATTATGGTGTTCCGTATGCCGTAATGTTAGCAAGAGTAATTAGGTTTCCTGATGAATCTAATGAAGCTACGTTTGTTCCGTTATAGTTAAAGTAAAGCTTAGTGCCACTAGGTGTTACAGACCAGCCACCTGCGTTAGTAATATTTGTAGCATTCGTGGCGTTTGTAGCGTTTGTAGCGTTTGTAGCTGTTGTAGCTAAAGTTGCAGTTGCAGCATTTCCAGAACAAGCTGCTGCGGTTGTAGCTGTTGCGGCATTACCGGATATACTTCCAACAATTGTGCTGGAAAATGTTTTTACGCCTGTGAAAGTTTGAGCTCCTGCTATTTGAGCAAAATTATTTAATACCGCAGCAGTTATACGAAGTTCAAGTAAACTACCCGCTGGATATGAACGAGCAGTTGTTCCTTCTTGGGCACGAACTACAGTCATTGTGTCACTACTTCGAGCAGTAACTTGTATAATTTCAATATTGTTACTGGTATCTACTAATGTAGCATAAAAATTATCGGAGCCAGCTAAAACAGGAAATTCTGCCCCTTGTCCACTAGCCACAGTAATAGAAGTAGCTGAGGAGCTTATTGTACTTGCTATGGGTGCAGTAGCATTGTTAGTAAAAAGAGTAGCCATTATTTATCTCCAGTTGCTGTATTTTATCATGTTAAATCAATTTCGCCAAGCTCAACATATACTTGTATATCATTGTATTCTGTAACATTAATAATAGAAGATTCATCAACTCTAGCTAGTGCTTCATATACATACATATCTACATAAGATTGCCTATTAGCTTCAAGTATTGCTAAATCAATTAAGTCCATTATAAAAATGTACATTGGATCAGCAAAACTACTATTTTCTACTATAGACTGTTTAAAAGCTCCTAATGCAGTAGGTGTGTCTAACGTATCTATATTTTGTGTAATAGCTTGTATAAAATCTGCTCTAATTGTTTGAGAATTATCAGGTGTAAAATTTTCTGTTCTACTTTGTAGATAACTAGATTGTTGTGTACTACTATCTAAGGAGCTTAAATTTTCTATAATGGTAAGGAAAAATACACTAAATATATTTCTTACATCCGTTACTGTAAATGCTTCTGCTATACTCGATTTAAATTGAGCTGCAATAAGGTCTACATCATCGGTTGTAAATGCTTCCGTAATAACTGATTTAAATTGAGCTAATATAGCAGGTGTGTCTAATAAAGTTAAATTTTCTACACGGGTTTGAATAAAAGAGGATTGTTGGGTGCTTAAGTCCGCCATAGTAAACGGCTCGGTGTCTGTTTGTAAAAAAGCCGTGTAAACAACAGGCAAATCTTCTATGGTTGAATTTTCTGTAGCTGATACAGCAAACTGAGCAGATATTAACGGACTATCGGCTTGATTAAAGTTTTCTGCAATAGTCTGTAAAAACCCTGCGGACTGAGCGCTTGAGTCTGCAAAGGCTATTGTTTCTGTGGCGCTACCAAAATAGTTAAGACCCGCATCGTTATCTACGTCATCTACAATAATATCATTAGTTTGGCTTAATAAGAAAGCGGATAGCTGAGTACTAGAATCAGCCATGCCAAAGTTTTCAGTAATAGAAAGAACAATACCGGTATTAGCTAAAGAAGCAAACGGTGTTTGAGCAAAGGTTGATGTGCCAAACATTATCTAGCCTTTAATTCAGCAACTTGGGCTTCTAACTCCTTAATAGCCTCAATTAACAAAGGCACCAAACGCTCATACCGTACTGTTAAATAATTTTCGTCAATAGGAGCAGGCGCTACCACTTCTGGCATAACTGCTTGTACTTGTTGGGCTGATACCCCAACTTCCTTTTTAACATCGTAACCCATAGACTGGGCTAATTCATTTGCCTCATAGTAAAAACCGGATAAAGATTTAACTTTATCTAAAGCATTTTCTATAATACCCAGCTTGGTTTTCATACGGTCATCAGAATAATAAGCAGTGACGTTATTAGTTGCCCTTATTTCGCCAGCTGTTGCTGAAGCTGCTGTACCAACTCCTAACGAATTAACTTGATAATTGTTTGCTGTATTTAAAGCGTTAGCTGTAGTAGCTGTTGTGGCTGTAGTAGCTGTTGTGGCTGTAGTAGCTGTTGTGGCATTACCGGTTAAAGCCGCTGTAATTGTTCCCGCAGTAAAGTTGCCTGATGCGTCACGAGCAACAATAGTAGAGGCTGTGTTTGCACTAGTGGCGTTAGAAGCTACTGTAAATGTTTGAGCAGTAGCCCCAGTAAAAGATGCTGACCCTGATAATCCAGTACCAGATACAGCTAAAGTTAAAGCGTTTGCTACTTGTGTTGCAGTTGTGGCGGTTGTAGCAGAAGTAGCCGTAGAAGCATTGCCACTTAAAGTCGCTGTAATTGTTCCTGCGCTAAAGTTTCCAGATGCGTCACGAGCAACAATAGTTGAAGCTGTGTTTGCGTTAGTGGCGTTAGAAGTTACAGTAAATGTAGCGGCTGAAGATTGATTAGCTGTAAATGTCTGTGAACCTGATAGCCCAGTACCAGACACGTTCATTGTTAATGTTGCGTTATTAACAGTAGGAATATCAGAAGTTAATGCCATTGTGCCAGTAGTTGCTGGCATTGTAATTGTGGTTGTACCCGCAGCTGCGGCAGCTTTAAAGTTAGTTGTACCTGATGTAGAACCACTAAAGTTAGCCCCGCCACCACCGATAGTCGGTGTAGTTAGTGAAGGAGAAGAATTTAGTACTACTGAACCCGTACCAGTAGAAGCTGTAACCCCAGTACCCCCGTTAGCTACGGCTAATGTTCCAGCCACAGTTACTGCGCCTGTTGTTGCAGTTGCTGGGGTTAAACCTGTTGTACCAAAAGTAATAGATGTTACTGCGGCAGTAGAAGGTACTGCACCCCAAGATGGAGCGCCACTTGTAGTAGCTATAAGGACTTGACCTGTTGTTCCAGCAGCGGTTATACCAGCAGCGGATGTACCATTGCCGTATACCACGCCATTTAAAGTTAGCGTTGCAACTCCTGTGCCGCCATTGGCTACAGGCAAAGTCCCAGTAACACCTGTGGTTAAGGGTAAACCCGTACATGAAGTTAAAGTGCCAGAAGAAGGGGTTCCAAGAACAGGGGTAACTAAAGTTGGGCTTGTTGATAATACGTTATTACCTGAACCAGTGGATGTAGTTACACCTGTACCGCCACTAGTTACGGCTAAAGCACTTGCTAATGACACAGTACCATTTAAGGTTGTAGTTGACGTTCCTGTTGTGCTACCTATTGTTATTGTTGTCGTTGAGCCTGCAAGACCACCTGAACCTAAATTAATTGTTTTAGTAGAGCCCGATGCAGTAGTACCACCATGAATATCAACTGTTTGACTTACTGTTGAACGACCTACATATATAGTGCCTGTTTGAGCAGTATGCCCTATATACATAGTCCCAGTTGTTTGTCCTGTTCCAGCTACTACTGCGCACCCTAGAGAAATTCGCCCTGTTGTTACATCAGTGCCAATGTCGATGTCAGAGTTAGAAGAACCCTTAAGTTGTACCGCCCCAGTTGCAGTAAAATTATCTACTACTGCACTAGCACTTGTTAAAAGTTGTGAGCCACTACCACTTAATAAGGATGTTGTAAGAAATACAGGTCGCCATAATTGTGTTGCTGTTGAAGCGCATACATATTTTACTCTTCTTAGTGTAGTTAAAGTTTGTATAGTAGCAGGTGTAGCACTTTGTATAGTAACAGTTCCAGTTGAACCATTTATAAATTCAAAAGTCCAACCTACCGCTAAAGTAGAGGTATCAGGTAGCACTACAGTTTGAGTAGTTGTTCCTGTAAATTCTTGATAAGTAGTACTTGCGCTTGTTAAAGTAGTAGTTCCGGCAGCGGTTGCTGTTGTTGTCCAGCCTAATAAATTAGCATATGCTGATGGTGCAGTTGTTTTACCTGTACCACCTGCTAAGAGAGGTAAAGTACCAGAAGCTAACGCACTAGCAGATGTTGAATAAAGGGCATTGTTAGCCGCAGTAAATGTGGTTAGTCCTGTTCCGCCATAACCCGACTGAATTGTTCCACCTTGCCATGTGCCACCTGTAACTACAGTAGAACCCATAGCTAAAGCGTTTGTACCCCAAGTGACGTTCTCAGGTAAGAACCCATGGTAATCCCATGTTCCAGCCGCAGTTGCCGTAGACACACACACTAATTCAACCGCACCACCAGCCGTGATTGTACCGATTGCGCCAGAAGCACTATCTTGTAATGTTAATGTGCCAGTAGCATTATTGTTAAATATAAAAGCTACACCTGTAGAAAGTGTAGTTGCATCGGGCATTGTATAAGTCTGACTACCTGTACCTGTTAAAGTCTGTGAATAAGCAGAAGCCGCTGTTAAAGCTGTTGTACCACCAGCAGCTGCTGTATTTGTATTAGACTGGTTAAGTCTATTAATTAATACGTTCTGATTAGCATCCCGTAACATTACGGAGTTAGCGCCAGAAGAAGTTGTTACGCCCGTACCACCATAAGCTACAGGAATAGTAGAACCGTTCCAAGTACCAGAAGTTATTGTGCCTAGGGGGGTAACATTACCGCTTGTGTCTTCATATACAGATGTTGACGATGGATAAGTAACAAATATGTTACAAGTGCCAACAAAAGTTACGGCTGTATTAGAGTTTGATGACGATAAAATCGTTGTACGAGTTAGAGTCGGTCCAGTTGTTGAATATGTACCAAGACCAACTTCCCAGTTTCCGGAAGCGTCAGTAGCCGCATAATAAGTAGTGTTGCCATTACCTACAACAGCAAAAGACTGAAACCCAGTTACACTTCCGGTTAATAGAAAGCTTACGGTTGTGACTGCTGTACCAGTCTCTTGAACTCGGTCATAAACTACAAGAGCCATTTAGGACTCCTTAACTTGTAGCGGTTGTACTATATGTAACAGTAACAGTATCACCTGAAGTCACGGTCTTGGCTGTACTAAAGTTTCCTTCAGAATACAAAGTTCCAGCTGTGCTTGAGAGTGTGCTAACAGCGCCTGAACCTGTAACCAAGAAACATCCATAAACTGTTGCAGAACCTGTCATTGTGTAGGTAATTGCAGTTGCAGTTGATGTTGTGACGTTTGATGGTGTTGAGCCAGATGAAGTTGACGCAGCAAATACCGCTGTTCCACGAACTCCAGAACCGCCAACTGTGTAAGTTGTTAGCTCAGTCCATGTCTTAGAAGCCATTGTATCTGCGGCAGCAAATGTTGTGCTGTTATTAATTAGACCTAAAAAAGGTCCGACTGTTGTGTATGTGCCAGATGTTCTTAGTAATGTATCAAGCATTAGCTGTTTACCTACAGCTACAACTAAGTTAGGAAACTCTTCTTCCCACTTTAAGTTGCCAGCAGCATCACGGCACTCAACAATATATTGACCATCAACGCCCATTCCTTCAGGAATAACAGCGTTTGCTTGTAATGTGGCTGTAGCGTTATCGCCAAAACCTTGAATTTCTTTGTGCATATTTACTCCTAGCTAAATTGTTTTCTTACTAAAAAGTTTAATACATTATAAACTGTCTGGTATAACCCAGCAAAGTTAATTTCTACTTCACCTTCATATTGTCCGGGATCTACACTTAAAGTACTTCCGGGAAAATTAAATTTAACTAATCCATCTGTACCAGTATTTACATTTGTACATGTAATAGTAGATAAAGTAGTTGTTGTATTAACAGCCCTAAATTTAACTGTAACAGTAGCCGAACTAACATCAACTGCAGTTCCATCGGGGTTAGTCAATGTCATTCTTATAAAAGGTAAATTGTCGCCTTGGACTAATTTAATTACGCTCATACAAACCTCTGATATTCGGCTTTAACGGAGTCTCTAGAAAGACCTTTAGTAATTCTTTCACGGCATTCGCTGATTCCGTATTTAAACATACGATAGTATTGATCAGCTGCCCCTCTATCATAATACGCTTGTTTTGGTGTGCTGTATAGTCTTGACCTAGCTCCATAGCTAATTACTTCTAGAAATTGTTCGTAAATCTCGGAATCAACCTCCGTAGAATCTCTTGTTGGGGCGATAGAAACACGACATCTTAAAAAGTCTGTTGATACTACAGTTGTAGGGTAAGGAACAACTACAATCTCAGGCATAATTAACCTAGTTATATAAGCAGGATTTGCTTTTACACCTCTCCAGTCAGCCATACGATAAATACCTGCTAACTCATCGCTAGACTTTGGTATTAATAAAACATCATTATAATAACATACTTCTGGTAGTACAAATTTAGTACTTTCGGGTGTATTAATAAAATAAGAAGCTTCCCCATTTACTAGAGGTATGTATGGTATATCTATTTGTAAATATCTAGTACGTTCACAAAATTCAATGCAAGCGTTTCTAATAGCATTAATAGCTATTAAGTCTGCAACATCAGGAACAAATTGCATAACCTCTGGCAAAAATTGTTCGTAAGGTACTGAATATCCGTAAGTTTGACTCATGATCCAGATCCCGGTTTATCAGGGGTAATACTTCCCATTTGTTGATTTGGAGAGTTCTTAACCTCTTGATCAGATTTAGCACCCATAGTAGCCATAAATGTTTGTAGATAACCGGCAGCAAGTGTAACTCCAGCTGCGTATTCCGCATCTTTGCTATTAGCTCTATAAAGAATGTAATCTAAAATTGCTGTTTGGAATATATCATTTACAGAAATAGTAGAATTTTCTGAAGCTAAATCAGTTGGAATAGGCGAATAATTAATTTGTACATACCCTTTGCCATTATTGGGCGGGTAAACATAAAAAGCTGTTTGGTCTTGTTGATCAAATAAATAGTTTAATGGCACTGTGCTTGGTGTAGAAGAATGCCAGTTGGGGTTAAAGTCATTTAAAACTTGTTGAGAAATAACTCTTGGGACTCTTCCGGGTGTTGTTCCTGTAATTCCCATATATCTAATAATATCTAAAAGTGTCCATCCGTCTGAAGGTATAGACTGCCTAGTTCCGGCTACTAATTGTATTGTTGTTACTTTATTAGTCGCATTAGGCGACATAACTGTAATTTGTCTCTGAGCGTCATTAACCCACCCTAACAGTTCAGTTCTAGTCCAGCGAATATTTCCTGTATCTAGTAATTGTACTGAAGCTTTGTCAATAATCGATTTTGCTGTTATTGTTCCCATAACCTTTGTGTGTAGTAGGGGCCGAAGCCCCTTTTATTACGCTGAAAGAACCGAATACCAGTTTCTGCCGTCTCTAGAAATAAACTCAGCATTTTTAGCTGTACCGATAGACAAACTTCCGTTTGAAGAACTATTCATTGTTCCACCAACAGGTGCATATACTAATAAAGCATTTGCCCCACCGTTACGAACAAGAATACGAGCCCCATCACTAAAAGCTAAAATTGCGCCAGTACCTGATGCTACAGTACCAAATACGTTTACATCTGCAGTAATAGCTAAAGCAGTTGCTTGTGTAGAACCAGCGGCTGTTAAACCAGTAGTTACATCTCCACATACAACTTGTTCGGCTGTTTCTGTCCACATCCCTAACGAAACAAGTTTTAATTGCGTTGTCATACAAATCTCCTAAGTAGATTGGGTGGGAATTACCCCACCCGTTTTATTAACCTGCTGCTACTAATAGAGCAACTGCGTCAGCCTGAGTTACTTTGTATC